ACTAAGGGCGAAATGGTACACTTTATGGATAAGGTGTATCATTGGGCAAGAGATAATGGCTGTATGCTAAAGGTTCCAGCAGATAGCGAGTATCAGAGGCTGTTAAACCAACAGGAGAGTTAATCATGGGGCGTATTACTTGCGAGACGTTAATGCAGTTTGCCAGTACAGATAGGCAAAGAGAAGTTCTAAAAGCAGTTAGAGAGCATGGGTCGCATTCCAAGGCGGCTAAAATCTTAGGCTGTGCAAGACAAACGATAGATAAGATTATTATCAATCTCGAAAAGGTAGCCGCAAGGCAGGGCGTAGCACCGCATCGAGACCTGACCCACCAAACAGCGGCAGGGTTTGAAACCAAGCGAGTCTCTACCGCATACAAAGAAGATGGAACTGTAGCTCTTCAGTGGCACATTCAGGAGCCGCAGAAGCAAAGCATGAAACAGCGTTTAGACGCTATGCTGGAGGGCTTGCAGGACGATTTAAGCGGGTTTAAAGATAAAACAAAGCCACCAGAAACCATAAACAAAGACCATTTAGCCATGTACCTGATTGGCGATCACCACTTTGGAATGCTGGCAGACAGCGAGTCGAAAGTAGATGATGATGACTGGGACGTTAAAATAGCAACTAAGGTTTTGGTGGATGCTACATCAAGGCTTGCTGGTCGGGTTGGTAATGCTGAAACTGGAGTGCTTGTAAATGTAGGCGATTTTTTCCATGCTGATTCTAGCTCGAATACAACCACAAAGGGCACCCCAGTAGACGTTGACACAAGGATCGGAAAGACCTTTAAGCTGGCTGGAAGGCTTTTTCAGGTTCTGATAGACAAGATGCTGGAGACCCACAAGAACGTCGTTGTTATTAATGTAAGAGGTAATCACGACTACGACATGGCCTGTCACTTATCTAGCTGCCTAGAGCTTTTATACAGCAAAGAGCCTAGAGTAGACGTGCTTAAAAATTACTCAAAATTTATCAGCTATCAGTGGCATAACAACCTATTCGTTTTTCACCATGGCGACAGGATCAAGCATGAGCAGATTCTACAGGTAGTCATAAAAAACCTAGACGACCAATGGGCGCAGAGCAAAAACAGATACTGTCACTTAGGGCATATCCACCACCATACAGCAAGGGAAGTTGGTTCTATGCACTTCGAACATTGGGGTAGCTTGACCGCTACAGATCAATGGCATAGTGATTCAGGGTATGGCGCAGAACGATCTATGACCGCAATCGTCTACCATAAAGAAAATGGAGAGGATTCTAGGGTTAAAATAAAGGTTACGGGCAATGGGTGATGTTATTAACTTCCCGAAAAATGGTGTCACTGCTACTAGATACTTCTGTGATTGCGGTAACGGTCTTGAGTATTGGGTTGGCGACGATGACAATGCTTATGGCATCTGCCCTTATTGCAACCTTGGCAATCCTTGTACGGTTGAAATGCGCGAAACAGAAGAGGACTAAGAATGAATGTATTAGAACACCAAGTCGGTGGAAACCACTACAAAGATAAGGCAATCCAGCCGATAGAATATATTATGGCAAACAAACTTCCGTTTTGTGAAGGCAATGTTGTTAAATACATCACTCGCTGGAAAGACAAGGGCGGAGTAGAAGATTTGCGTAAAATTAAAGAGTATTGTGACTTTCTAATTAGGGAGGAGATCAATGGCAAAGAGGGTGAAGTCTACAGTCGCTCAGGAAGTTGATAAAGCGGCAAAGCTCCTACAGCGTCTTGTAAGGCTAAAGGCGAGCGACGATAACGGGTACTGCCAGTGCGTTACTTGCGGAAAGGTAGATCACTACAAGGCCATGCAGGGCGGGCACTTCTACGGCAGAAGGCATATTCGCTTCAAACTATATGAGGAGAACATCCACCCCCAATGCCCTAGCTGTAACCTGTACGGCATGAAAACTACCAAGATTCAAGAAGCCTATCGTATTTATATGGAAGATACCTACGGAGCCAGACGCATCAGAGCCATGCAGAGATTGGCATGGAGACCTTCGCCCAAGTTCAATCGAGAAGAGGTAATACAGTTCGCCAGAGACCTAAAGGAACAGATCAAAGAGCAGGAGTGGCGCATAGGCGAGATTTAATTTTCGTTCTATATACGAAAAAGTTATAAGCAGGTTGTTTTTATTCCATAATATTATATACAAAAGGGTTTACTTTGTGGGATAAATGGTATTTAATACACCTACATTCAAAAAACAAAGGGGCAGTAAAATGAATCAAGTCAAATTTGGAATCATGTTTAAACTCAATGACTATGCGTTAGGCGAGCTAGATAGCTTTGTTGAATGCGCCGATAACCTTGAAGATGTTAATAATTTAAGAGGTAGATACATTGATTTTGTTAATGCGGTATCGGCAAAAAAAGTAAAGCCATCAACATTAGTTGATTCAGATGTATTGGCAGTATTTGCTGACGATCTGCATAATCGCGCTTGCATTGATTACCTTGAGGGGCACTGGGAACAGCAGCCATCTACAGTAACAGGGGGAAAGATGTTTTATTCCAGATACAACAAGCTGAAAAAATTACATGGCAGCTTGATCAGGTAAATTAAACGCCCCTACGGGGGCAATCAACCAAAGGGGAATAGTATGAAAATCAATCAGTGTTGTTTAAAAAGCATCAATCAGGCAAAAGAAAAAAGGCAAGAAATCGCCATTGCTAGGAAAGAGTTTGTGCTAGCCATGGCCTTAATTATCATAGTAGCGATTACAGGGGAAATGATTTATCTGGACTGCATCGAAAGGGGGATATTCTAATGAACAAAAATTTATTTTTGCACTCTGTTTTTGAAGTAAGAGACGAACAAATTTCTTGGGATGGGGATTTTCAGTCGCTTAATGACGAAACGAAAGATCACCTGATTTTTATATGGTTGTGCTGGAAGCAAAGCTGGCTTGATGACATATTCCCTCATACGATTAGCGACCGATACCTTTTTGGTATGCATGTTTTATATCATTTGGATTCTTCTAGTGGCGTAGTTAAAGCGTTCTTTGAAGATGCGGCAGAAAGAAGGGCAAGCGATGTTGATGGTGACGCTTACTGGTCTGAGGCTATGGGTGACTTTGAGTCTATTCTGGATAGTGCTGACCTTCTAGATGAGTTGAAAAGCCGAATACACGATTACATGGAGCAGACAATAAGCGATGCAGTTTCTTCTGCTTACGCAAGCATTGTAAACTGCGAAAGATTAGAAGCGGGGTTACACTGATGGAAATATCGACATTTATTCTAGGGGCTTTTACAGGTATCACATTGTTCTTACTCTGGGGAGCTTGGCTTATAGTCAATGACAAGCAAGACGAGTACAAAGAAAACAAGCGAAAAATAGAGGCGGCAAGAAATGAAAAGCGAAATAAAAAGAAAGATTAAAGAAGCTAACGACTTCGCAGACGATGCGATAAAGCAAGCAAGCGGTGATTCTAGGGCTTGGTATAAGAAGCCAGTTAAAATAAGTAATGGACAGGCTGTAATGGTAGCGATGATATTTCTTTTGGCTTTTTTCAGCTTCCCAGCTACAATTTGATTTACCCCTCCCCCCATGCCAAGGTTCTTTGACCTTTTGACGGAGACTAGCCCACTTACGGAGCATGAAACGGGCTACCTAAAGAACTAGCCGAGATGGTGTACCGTTATTCCACCATCTTTTTGCCCTGCTTATGCGGGGCTTTTTTTTGCATTCCAGATATTACTCAAAGTCATTAGATTTAGTATCCAGCCATCATTAATATGCCGCCTCACCAACCAATAGGAGGCCGCAATGATTATCTATATGCTTGTATTTACTGGCATAGCTTTAGCAGCAATCGCGCATCAGGACGTTTGATTAGTTTGCAATTTGGTTTACAATAGATCAAATTAATGAACTCTGCGGGAGTTTTATATGTATAAAAACCATTTATCAGCATATATTGAGAACTGTTTGATATATAGTCTAGAGCCCCTACTAGACCAATGGGACAATATTATGCACTCTGTATTAGTTGAAGGCGCATCGCTTAGCCAGATGAAGGCCGCGCTAGATGACTGGGCATCTGACGTAGAAAACGCTGTAGAAGAATGTGAAAGAATAGACGATCAACACCTTGAGGCTAGAAGGCAAGCATTAGAGGACATTGTATCTGGCGAAAAATTCGGAACGGAAATATGAGTTTAGGCCGTCCGAAGTGGATACCTGACGAGCTAACATGCCGTAAGGCTCAGGAAATGGCTTCTAAGGGCTTAACGGTTTCTCAGATAGCTCATTGCTTAGGTATAAGCCATACGACCCTGTACGAGCGTCAGAATGAGTTTCCTGAGTTTGCTGATGCTATAAAAAAGGGAAGGGCTGAGGGAATAAATCAGGTTGCTAATAAGCTGTTTGAGAAAGCTATAGACGGAGACAATACCTGCATCATTTTCTACCTAAAGAACAGAGATCGAGAAAGCTGGGGAGACCAGCATGTTGAGCCGGTAAAAGAGATACCCCCTATCAATATAACGGTTCACCCTGATGCAGTTAACGCTACCGCAAAGTAGAATATTTTTAAGCGTCTCGCGTTTTGTTGCTTGCGTTGCTGGCAGACGATTCGGAAAGACGTTCCTTGCTGTTGGCTCTTTAATCAGGGCGGCTATTGGTGGCCCCAACCGGAACGTATGGTATATAGCCCCTACATACGGTGCTGCTAAGGAGATTTGCTGGAACATGCTTATCTCTGAGCTTCCGGCTGAGTACATACAAAAGACAAACGAGACTTCCCTTACGATTAGGCTTATCAACGGCTCAGTTATTGCCTTGAAGGGGGCAGAGAAGCCTAACAACCTTCGAGGTAGGGCACTTGATCATGTTGTGCTGGACGAGTTCGCAGATATGCGCCCAGAGACTTGGTTTGAGGTAATAAGGCCATCACTATCTGATAGGCAGGGTTCAGCTCTGTTTATTGGTACGCCTAAAGGCCGTAACCACTTCTACGACCTATGGGCTTCAGGTGTAAACGGTGCTACAGATTGGGAGTCGTTCCAGTACACAACTATTCAGGGCGGCAACGTCCCAGAGGAAGAGATAGAGGCTGCTAAAGCCGATCTAGATGAGAGAACATTTAATCAGGAATACTGCGCTGAGTTTGTAACCTATAGCGGATTGATCTATTACGGCTTCAATAGAGAGCTATCTGTCATTGATTATCCTGATGATAATGGTACACTCCACATAGGTATGGATTTTAACCTTGATCCAATGTCTGCCGTTATCTGTATTCGTAAAGGCGGGACGCTGTATGCAGTTGACGAGATCGTCATGTTCGGATCAAACACTGATGAGATGGTTTCGGAGATACATAATCGCTATCCGAACCGGAACATCATTATCTATCCAGACCCAGCATCAAGACAGCGGAAAACATCTGCTGGTGGTCGCACTGATTTGTCGATCTTACAAAACGCAGGATTTAGCGTTAAGGCTAAGAACTCACACGCAGCGGTTCGGGATAGGATCAATGCGGTGAATAGTCGTTTACTGTCTGGCGATGGTGAGCGGCATTTGTATATCAGCCCAAAATGCAAGCAGACTATTAAGAGCTTGGAGAGGCAGACTTACAAGGAAGGAACAAGCGTACCAAACAAAGGCGACGGCTTCGACCATATGAATGATGCCCTTGGCTACTTGGTAGAATATTTGTTTCCTGTTCGCACAGATTATGCAGCACCACAACCTACAAGGTGGACTTGATGGCAAGACAACTTACAGACACACACCCAGAATATAAAAACAATGAGACTCGATGGGAGTTCTACCTGCGCTCCTATATGGGTGGAGAGGACTATATTAACGGGGCTTACCTTACCCGTTATATATCAGAAGATAAGGACGAATATAACCGCAGNCTAGACCTGACCCCGATGGATAATCACTGCTCTAATATTGTCCATATCTACTCCAGCTTTTTNTGGCGAGTTCCACCGACCAGAGCCTACAACAGCTTGCAAAACAACCCNACATTAGATGCTTTTATTAAAGATTGTGATCTTGATGGCCGCAGCTTNAATGCGTTTATGCGAGAGGCGCAGGTTTGGTCTAGCGTTTATGGCGGCGTATGGCTAATGGTTGACAAGCCAAAGTCTACAGCGGGAACTAGAGCGGAAGAGCTAGAGCAGGATATTCGCCCATATGTTAATATGTTTACGCCAGAAAATGTCTTTGACTGGAAGTATGAGCGCAGCGCAAGTGGCCGTCATAAACTAACCTACCTAAAGATCAGAGAGTCCG